TTACCTGTATTTTTTAACCTGTGAATTTTGCCATTAGCTTCATAGATATCATGAAAAGCGTTAAAGCTTCTTTTTACATTAGCATTAACTTTGAAATCCTGACTATCAGAATTAAACTTTTTATAAGAAAAGTTTTTATCTTTTAATAGCTCAGGCTGGTAAACCATAAGGCAATATTTAATCAAATCATTTTCTTTGATTTTTTTACTTGCCAATTTCTCAAGCTTTTCTTGATAGGTTGTCATTTGAGAGGTTGCAATACCATGATCTTCTTTAAACTGTTGTTCTAAATCATTGGTAAAATCAACTCTATGAAATATATTCTTTAAAAAATTGAGCCTGACGCGAATTTTGGATAATGTTATATTGATCAGTCACCCATTGAGTGCCGACGATTTGTTCAGGAATTTGTGTTCCGTCAATTCTCTCATGAGCTTCTCTCACTAGTGAAAAATACTTATCACTAGACATGATAACATTATCTTGATTAGTCCATTGGACTGGTTTCATTTGAACTTTCCAATCCAAATCAGCGTGTAATAAAATCTGATCGGGTGTTAGATCAGAATTTACTTTTCGTCCTAAACCATGCCAAGGAACATCATTTGCCCAAGCCATAGTTTCTACTTCATGTGCCATATTATTTCTCATTTCTGACGCCATAGTAATTTTATATATTATTTGAGCGTGAATGAAAGTAATTTATATAAAAAAAGTTAGGATAATTTGGTTGAAAAAATCTAAAATTTCTACATATATACTATAGATACAACTAGCCCATAAGATTAGCTATCTTAGAATATGATCTATAAAAATTGTGGGGGTGGATCAGTATCTTTAAAAATTTAAAATGGCGGTTATTTTGACCGCCATTTTTTTATTTTAATGCCCCTACTTCAGTTTCAGAATATGTCGCGTCGAATAAAGTATCGTCATCTATATCGCCCAGATGAATTTTAAATTCATTACGCATTTTTCTACTGTAAGCCCTAGCCAAGATTTGTTTCAAAGCTTTAATACAATCTTTTTTCTTATGACTGCGAGTAGATTTGAAGTCGAACATATTAGATAGAGGTTTATCATCAACTGAGGCAATCCAGCCTGAGCCTGATATCCCGTCTATGGATTGATCAAATTTTACCTGCCTGACATTAACTCTAATATCTCTTCCTATGAATTGAATATCAGAATAATAATGTCCATTTGTTTTAGACCTCATCTTTACCCCCTGATAAATTTTCATATTCAAATGACACTTTAACTTTCTTATTAGTAGGCTTGTCATAAAAATAGAAATTTGTACCGCGAGTAAAATCTTCTTCAAATTGATCAAACTCTGTTATTACATGACCAAAATCATCTGCTATTTCAGAAGTCAGTTCTGCAACATCATCTGAAATATTTTCCCAGCGATATTTGCTGGTAATTAGACGCTGAACAAATTTTGTCATAGCGACCAAACGATTATGTTCATAAGTATTATAATTCATGATATTAATATAGGAAATCTTAGGATAAATTCAAGACATAAAAAAAGGCGGTGCCGATACCGCCTTTTTTTGACTGTGAGAATAATATTAGCTTAAATGTTGTTGGCTTTCGTTTACCGCCACTATATAGTCATCAGATTTTTTAGACTTTCTGCTGGACGCCATATCTTTTAGCTTCTGCAATCTGTCCTCTGATATGACCGCGAGATTAGTTGATAAATTATCTTCGCCGACTAAAATACTATCTTCAACATCAGTCCAATACATTTGAACTTCATCTAAGTATTTTGCCTGATCAATAACTGTTGCCATTGTGTCCTGACTATCTTTACACCATGAGTAATAATGCTTATGAGCTTGTAGGACATCTTTTTTTGACTGCTCATAGTTCATCAAGATTTGCCATTGCCAATCCTGAACTCCATAAGCGCGAGTATGACAACCGCCAGTATTTACGACCTCTAATCCAAATGGGTTTTCAGTACCTTCACGATAACCTAATTTGAATTGATTAAAATTATCACTTAACCAATTTTCGTTTTTACTGCGGTCAGTATTTATCGTTGGATTATTTACTCCGCCCTGACGATCACACTCAGTTTCAACAAAAGGGTTTAATTTATTCGCCATGAGTTTATCATGATTTAAAGCACACGATAAAGCATGACCTAAATCAAAATCAATCCTAACTTCATTACCAGCTTCAGATTGAATATTTTTCATGGTGAAGCAATTATCATTCATAGTAAAATTTCTATGAGTATAACCACCGCCACTATTATATTTTCTCAGGACATCACGATCAACTTTGGGATACCTTTTATCAACCTCAGCCTCTATGATCTTATGAGCGTCTTGTTGCGCCGAATAAAATCTTGTACTCGCGCTGAGTAAATTATCTTTTAATTCACTCGGCGTTTGATTAACTACGCGCCAATGCTCTTTTTTCAACGCCACTCTTTTAGAGTTGTTAAGTCTTAGTCGATTATCTGCCATTGTTTGTACCTCCATTCAGATAATGTAAATCAGGAATACTATTAATCTCTTGATTTCTAGCTTCCATGAAAGTATAAAGACAATCTAGTTTACAAAATAAACCAACTGCCCCCTCGTTGCATGGTATGCGCCATTCAACTTTTTTTTCGCCCTCGTTGTATTTAGGATTATATTCGCGGGGAATAGATTTGATTACATTATCTTTTGCAATCTTACCTGATCTTTTAAAAACATAGCTATCATAATAACGCTTTCCGCCATAACCATAATTACCAACAGAGCTTCCGCAAGTCTTACAATATTTAGTCATATTATATTCCTTTCTTATTAATATAAAAATATAAATTATTAGGATAAGAAGTCAAGAATTAAAAAAGGGCGAGAACAAATAAACTCGCCCTTTTCTCGCGGTCATGAGATTTGCGAAGATCAAGAAAGGTTGACCGCAAACTTTTAAATATTACTCGTAGTCCTCCATAGGTCTTTTTGTTATTTCCATTGTAGCGGTATCAGTATGTATAACATAATGACCATTATCACTATTATCGCCGTCATTTTTATCTACCCCCATATAAATACTCTGACTTAAAACATCATCATCATAAATGACTTCTTTTACTCCTGATGTTGGACTGTCGTCGTCATTATAAACAAGTGTTTTAATTTTACGCTCAGATTTTTCCCTACCTAAATAAGATAAAAATTGAGCTAACATTATTCTCGCTTCCAATCTATTTATGGGGGTACTCCAACGAGCTTTACTCTCAGCCTCAGCTTTACTTTTAAATGCCTTAAACCACGCTAAAGCATTTTCAGGAAACTCAGTACCGCCCCAATGATGAAATAGTGCTGGAGATTCTTCGCCATCACTATCTCTAAATGATATACTTACTCTATCACCCATATTTTAATCCTTTCTTTTAGTTAATATTAATATAATCATTATCTCATAAAATTGCAAGTAGTTAGTAAAAATAATTTGACAATAATATAAAGTCCTATAAATTTGAGATAGTTATATCAGGAGTAAAAAATGAACAACAAAGACAGAGTGAAGAAAATTAAAAATCTTTTAGGTTTGAGGGGCACAGATAGTGAAGATGAATATTATCGTGTTGCAGATGTCCTCTGTGACCTAAGACATTTTTGCGACGCTAAAAAAATTAATTTTCATGACGAATTAGATATGTCAGAAACATTTTATGAACAAGAAAAGGAGTATGAAGATGAGTAAATTTAAAGATTGGATAATGGACGAGCAAGAGAAAGAAGAGCAACTTAATGAAATTGAACGTGAAATATCTGAGATGACAATTAATGATTTTTCAAACATGGTAGATTATTATGATTTGGGTGTTAATGAGATAGACGACGTTTTTTGGAAACTGCGAGATAAACTTTATGAAATAAGGAGGGAGAAAAAAAATGAGCAAATTTAAAGATTGGATAATGGACGAGCAAGAGAGAGATCAAGAGATAGAAACCAAAGAAGAATTCATAAGAGAAGTTAGAGCAATATTAAACGCCAATGAAAAAATTTATGATGTTGGTTTAGCTCAAATTGTCGATATGGTGCATGAATTAGCAGAATCATATAGATATTAAGAAAGGAGTAAAAGTGAAAGTGAACAATAGAATAGAGGACATAGTTAAGGATATTGAGAAGCTACGAGATAAACACGCCCCAGACAATACCCCAGACAGAAAGAAGTATAATGAGCTGATTGATAAGTTAGAGGGGTTGTATAGAATGATGATAGCACAAGGCTTCATAAACTAATGAAAGGCAAGTATTCTTACGACAATGTACAACCTGACTATATAATCAAAAAAAATAGCGGTGAGAAACTAATGAAGCGTAGGTGTTATCATTGCAACAAAGAATCATACATGAGTAAGTTTCAAAGGTGGTGTTCTGCCCAATGTAAGTACAACGCTACCAAAGACTATGATAGCTTTACTCAGGACGATTATAAGGTTAGTAAATAATGTTTTTTTTAATTTTTTGGGAGATTATTCTTTTAGTCTTGGCTATTGCGCTTCTTCTGCTTCTTCGATAACTTTAACTTCCATGCCAATAGACTCGCCGTTAATGACGTTGTGATCTCTAATCTCTTTTAACTTGGCTTCCAACTCAGGTCTAGTCATGTTATCGAGTGAGGCGGTCACAACTTCTTTGCGGTCAATATAAAAACCAGCTAACTGACCACGACGATACTCTGCCTGAACTGCTGGACCCAACTGACCATTAGCGACGGCTTGTTCTCTCAATCTTGATAGCTCACGCTGGTGGCTGACAAAAGTAATCTTACTAGCCTCTGCATACTCTCGTTGTAAGTCCTCAATAGCTTTGACGACATTGGGAAAGTATTTAGGGTTTCTTAAATTACACGCTTGAGATACCGCTGAACGTTCAGAATATCCAGCTTGTCTTGCACATTCTGTGGCGGTCAAACGACCATTCTCTTTTACAAATATCTCAACAAATCTCTTTTGTTTAGGTGACAGTTCACCATTTTTTATTCTAGGCATTTTTTTACTTTAATACACTTTTACAATTCTGTATAGAATTTTTTAATTCAATATTATAATTAATAATACTACTTTCAGTTCAAAAAAGACATATAGAGCGAGTTACCTGTGGTTACCTGTGGTTACGTCATAGAAGTAACCATACTATTGTTGATTTACAATGGTTTTTGACTCAGGTTACGTGGTTACCTCTGTTTTGTCGAATTTACAAAAACATAAATCACTTTCAGTTTATTCTCCCTCTCTCCTCTCTT